CCCTGCTGGTACAGGCCCGACAGCGAACGAACGGGACCCTGAAAAGTAGTACGAGGCATGATTTATCTCCGCGTAGTAGCACATCCTCGTACAGTCTCTACTACGTCTGCTAGGCCAGTCTGTACGAGTATTAATCCTAGACGTATTGCTGTGGTACCACGTTGTTGTGTAGTTGGAAAGTAGTTATTTGTAGCGGAAGACAAGTCCCGCGTGCGGGCCTTTAGCTAGAGGCTTACCGGATACTAGCGCACGCCGCAGCGTGGGCATCTTCAAGCCGTAGTAGTTGAGCACCGCCGTCAGACTAGGAAACTCAGTATTAGTAGTCACTTCCATTACGGCTTTGCTCATCTTCAACTTAGACTCTTCTGTGTGCTGTTTGCCCAGCCAGTTCTGATTGCCTGTGTTGGCCTCCGCCAGCTTGCGGCGGTGTTCTTCGGTACGGGCGTGCCCCTTTGCATTCTGATTACCCTTAAGCGCTTCAGACATACGTTTCCGCGTCTCTTCAGAAGGCACGAACTTACCCCCGCGCCCCTCGGCCAAAACGCGCTGTACTTTAGCACTGATTTTGGCTTTAGTTTCTTCCGCGTGTGCTTTACCCCGGCGTGGCTGGTAATCGGGGTCTTCATACCGCCGCTTTACACCGGCAGATATAGCCGTGAGCTCACTTTCTTTTTTGGGGCGTTCAAAATTAGGGTGCAGCTCTCTAGCTACCCCACGCCACGGTGCACCCGACCGAAGCCCCGCGTTATAGCAACACGGTTGCCCGACATACTCTTGCAGCCAACGATCTTCCGCCGCTTGTAGGCTTGCTACGTCTGCGACTTCTTCCATGATCTCAAACTTAAAGCACTCCTCACCGTATTTATTCCATGCGGCTTGAAGATGCGGTGTATGATGAACCCCCCGCCGAAGTTTGCTGCGGTGTGTACGGAACCGCTCCTTCGAGTTGATGGTACTCCCCACATAAAACTTTTGGTTAACTATGTTGCGTATGCGGTAGATGACGGGGTGAGTGGATTTAGACACAGGTAATCTCCCATTCGGTATAAGTCTTATATACAAACAACACCGAGTGGGTCAATACCTAAAAAGAAACCCCCCGGATTTCTCCGAGGGGTCTCCAAAAACCTAGGGTTTTTAAAGGTTTAGCCCTGCGAGCCGTAAACCCCGAGCGGATCAGACCATCCGAAGCTATAACGCTCACGGGCCTTGTAACGGACGTTGCCCGTGTCGAAGTCTCCATCCATGGAGTTCGCCAGCGGCGAACGGACGAAGTGCTTCAGACCGTTAGGAACGTCCGTGGTCAGGAACCACGACAGGTTGTTGGTCAGGAAGTGGTTGACCGCGTAACCATCAGGGATCGACCCGTTGTTCTTCAGGGCGTTGACGTCGTTATCGGCAGTCGAGACGCGCAGTTCGGTCTCAAGCAGTCGGGTAGCAACGAACATCAGGCTCGGGGGAACAATGAGCTTCTTCGGCTTCGCAGCGATCAGCAGGCCACGTTCGTCGGTCCAAGCGGCAATCTGAATCACGGCGGCTTCGAGGGCCGTCTCGTTCAGGTCAGCGTTGGTCGCGGAGGTGTTGCTGTTGACGCCACCGGTAACCACCGGGTGCGAGGTCGAGAAGAGGGGCTGACCATCACCACCAGCGTAGCTCGAATTGAACCCGTTGTTGAGGATGTTAGCGCCCTTAACCTGCTTGGTATAGGCCATGGCGCGAGCCAGAGCCTTGGTGTAGCGGGACGACAGCGAGTCGTAGAGGTTATCCTCAATCGCTTCTTCCGTCAGCGAGAACCCGAGGGCAATCGTTTCGTGGTTGTAGCGAGCGGTGAAAACTTCCTGCGCGTTGTCGTACGCAATAGCCGAACCTTCGTTCTTAACCGGAGCAGCCGAGAAGCCCGACAGCTTGGTTTCTTCTTCGAACGAACGCTCAGAGGTCTCAGTCTCGAAGATTTCCTTATGCTCTTCGCCGTAGCGAGCATATTCCAGACCGAACAGGGCGTTCAGACCGGGGAGGAGTTCCTTGAGAAGTTGTGCGCGTGAAATCGCCATGATTTAATCTCCTTACACGCCGGTCGGGTTGAGGTACTGGTGCATACCCTGATTCCACTTGACCACGACTTCCGTATAGGTGCCGGGGGCAGACTGGGTTTCAGAGATGGCGTCGATAACGCGCACCGGGAACGTGGAGGTGGTGCCAGTGGTGCCGCTAATAGCAACGCCGGAGTCACCAGTGATCGTGTTACCAGCGTTCTGAACCAGCACGGCGTTCTCACCCACGTTAGCGCGAGTGACATAGCCAATGGTGGTACCAGACGAAACCACGGCCACCTTGTACAGCGCGTCCGGGTCATCCTGCACAAAGGCAACGGTGTCGGTCACGTTGGTGGTACCGGGGTAGTACTGGCGGAAGGTCTTGCCGAACACCGGGTCGGTGAACGAGCAACCGAGGAACACGCCCACGGGGGTAGCAGCCGAAGTACCGGTGTCCTTGTCGAGCGTACCGCCGCTGTTGAGCTTCACGACGTCACCAAAGTAAATGGCAGTCGAGGAGTTCACAGCAATGGGGATCGAACGAGTGGCACCAGCAAACACCTGCCCGCCGATCAGATTGATCGGAATGAGGCCATAGGGCCCCGTAACAGAAGGATATGCCATATTCTAAGCTCCTAGCTTAAGATTTGCCTTTACCAAACGACGTCGTAGACCGCTTCTCACGGAACAGAGGCATACGAGAGTCGTTCTCTTTCATGAAGTTATTGTCTACGGCGTCCGACTGAGCTGCGGTGCTGTTGGCGTAATACTCACGCCGCTGTTCCACAAATTCGGTCGGGGCTTTACAGAGCAACAACCCACCTACTTCGATATTATCCTTGAACCGGCTATCCGGGTCAGCGAGCATCTTGAACTTAGGTTGTTCTTCGATCCCCACTGCCTCCCAGCCCTCACGAAGAGCTGCAGACAGATTACGGGGGTCTTTCATACCCAAGGTCGAGACACGCACCCAACGGTAGTCGTATCCGGGCTGCCTGTCGGGCTCCGGCAACAGAGAAGCTGGCTGCCACTTTTTAGGACGCGAGGCGTCTTCACGGGTATCCAGTTCACGAGTCAGTCGATTCTGTGTCATGTTTAACGCTCCATCTTCATAACTTCCTGAGCATATTGCTCAGGCGTAAGGCCCAGTTTCTTCGCAATCATAATCTGTGACTGCTTCAGCACGATCTTTTTGGAGGATGTACTTCTGGAGGCTGGCGCGACAACATTCGCAGTCCGGCTGGCCTGTTTGGTGCCAGTAGGCTTTTCAGGTTCCCCGAAGTATTCAGGGAAGCGCTTGCGCATCGTTGTGTCGATGGCTTGCCAATATTCGTCAGTACCGGCGTGGTTGTTACCATACTGCTTAATGAGCTTTTGATGAAGCCCAAGTGCCGCAGCGGTCATTTCTTCATCCGAACCCCACCACTCATTGCGCTCTTGCCACGCCAGTGCTTTACGGTCAGGAGTAGGTACATTAACCTGCGGTTGTGGTAGTTGTACTTCAGGCTCAGTGTTTTGTAAAGTAGGCTGGTAATTACTTAGCTGATTAAGCCTATAGCTAGCGTTCTGCATGGCTTCTTGGGCGGCGATCAGCTTTTCAGAGTCACCAGACTCATATGCTTCCTTGTACGCGCGCCTTGCCTGTTCAGCTTCGAGCTTGGCTGCCTGCTGCCAGCTACCCACCAAAGACTGCTCGCCCTGCGACAGGGTTGCTTTCAGGCGGCGGTTTTCGTCGAAGATGCGCTGAGCAACAGAGATGGCTTCCTGCTGTTCACGGAAAGCCCGTTCCTTTTCCCGGCGCTCATCGTGCCAGACCTTCTTCATCTGCTTGAGACGAGTCTTTACCTTATCGGAATACTCTTCAAGCTCGTCGGCATCCAACTCCTCGACAATATCCTTAGGCATAGGCTCTCGCCCACGGTCCTCCTCAGGAGTATCGTCCTCTACTTCAATTACGGGTTTTTCCTCGCCTTCGATCTCAAAGTCGAAGTCGTCCTTGTGTTCAATATTCATTGCTACCTCCATTAACCCCGACTAATTCCACGGGGGTCTTCAACGACAGCCTCAACAGAATCGTCGTTAATCAGGCGAAACTCACGACCATGAATCTTCACCCGGCTGCCCGCATGAGGGCGCGTAAGAATGAAGTCACCTTCCTTACACCACGGACCGCTGGGGAACCGCGAGGCATCCTTGAAAGCATCAGGGCCGACCTTGAGCACAAACAGTACCGGAGTAGTGAGCTCTTCGTAGTGCTTGGTAATATCGGCCTTAAACAGGCCGCCAGCCGTCTTCTCTTCCACCTCGGGGGTGGCGCAGAGGAGCCTATAACCAGAAGGGTCCGGAAGCTGCTGAGCTTTGCGCTCGTCGTCCTGCGGGAGGATGGTAGCATTGTCGATGTCGTTAACATCGGAGGCGAGAAAAATCTCGGGCATCTCAGGAAGGGTATTGTCCCCTACAGTATCAATCATCATCTTGTTCCATTCGTTGCGCGGTGTCTGCAATCAAAGTATTCGCCATCAGCAAACCGCGATAAATGCCAGCAGCGTACTTATAGGCACCGAAATCCTCGGCACGGCCCATAGCCGTATCTTGTTCGATTACCCTAAGTTCTTCTTGTATCTTGCTTGAAAGATACTGGAGTAGGTCATTACTCATTCGTTATCCTCTGTTTGAGAGTCATCTTCGTCAGGCTCTTGTGGTGCCTGCGCTTGCTGCGCCTGTTGGGCGTTCTGAAGTAGGTCCATGCCGTGTTGGTGGGCTTGTTGCTGTTGCTGCAGACCGAGCTGGCTTGCCTTGTGCACGCTATCCCAGTTAAGTTGCGTGGACTTGTATGCCGCGTCGATGCCCGCTTGGAGGCCCGACATCTGGCTCTTCATGTCGATATTAGCCTTATCAGAGGCGATCTTGGCACCTGCTTGGAGACCCGCGATTTCCTTCGACGCTGCGATACGTTCTTTCTCAATCTCAACATGGTCGGCTTTAGCCGCTGCCTCAACAGCCAGCTTCTGCTTCTTGAGTTCGAGCTCACCCTGCTTAATCTGCAACTCTTGCTGCTGCATCTGGACGAGGGGGTCTTGGGCGGTCTGCTGGTTCTTCTGCTGCTGGGCCTCTGCTTGGTTTTTCTGAAGGAGCTGCTGCGCGGCGGCGGCGGCCAGACGCGATACCTGTACTTCGATATCTGGGGACATCGGCGCGTTGGGTGCCGGATAAGGTACGCCCGCCTGCTCTTCGATCTGCCTACGATACTCGAAGGCCACATGTTCACTGACGTGAGCCGCCATAGCTGCCTGCATGGCCCCCGCATTAGGGTTCTGCCCCACAAGCTGCATGATCTTGGGGTCTTGCATAGCCGCCGTATGGACCGCAATATGTGCTTGGTGGTCCTGCTCAATGAACGCTTTGACCGGCTTGCCGTTAATGATGTCCATATTCTCAGACACAGGATCACACGGCTTCATATCATCGCCGTCCTTAAGCGGGACGAGCTTCTCGGCGTTCTTGATACCCAATACTTCGAGCATCTGGCGGTGCAGGAATGGAAGATTATAAAGCTGCGGAGCCGTCTGGGCGAGCTGAAGAACCGCCTGATACTGGACGATCTTCTGCGCCATCGTGGCGGCATTAGGATCACTGACCGGAATTACATCGACGAGGTCGTAGTCAGCCTTCTTGGCCTTAGAGGTAGCATTAACCGGGGTGTAGTCGTAATCCTCGGGGGAGTAGTCACGGATGATATCCCGTAGGAGACGAAACTCCTGTTTCATCGCGTAGTGGATACGCGCCTGCACCGCGCTCATGGCCTTCAGTGTGCGCTCAAGAATTGCCAGCGTGGTACCCACGGGCGCTTGGCCCGACATATCACTAATCTGCATGTCGGCTGCACCGGCAAACCGACGGCCTTCCTCCACGATATTCTGAAGGAGCGCAAACAGAACCTGACTTGGCTCCTTATACGGCAGCGGCATGATATTATCACGCATAGTACCGCTAGCGACGTCCACGTCGCGCCATTCTGCCGGGCTGATGGGCGTATCATCGCCCTTAACCCTCAGACCCTTAGTCTTGAAGCCGCCCGGAAGGTTACTGAGAGTGCCAGCATCAACAAGCTGACGAATAATGCTGGTACCAGACTTAGCAAAAGCACCGACAAGATGAATAAGGCCGAAAGCGTAGAACCCAAAGCCCGGAACGTACGAGTAGTGTACGAAATGATTGCGCTTGAGTTTCTTCTTGTCAGTCGGGTCCCAATTTCGGCGTATCGCCAAGATGGTCTGCGTAGATTTCTCAATAGTAACGACATAAGGAAGCGCAATCTCGTCCTCAGACTCATCTTTAGCCTCCTCATCATCGCCCAATACGAGCTCAACGTGCATCTCAAGGAGCTTAAAACGGTCATCTGTGGACGCCCTAAAGCCCATTTTCTCGGCAATTTTCTTCTCGATTTCGTCAAAAGTATCGACGGGGTCACCAAGGTCCACATCTCGGTAGAACCCCGCCGCCTGCAGGCGCCTAAGCTCATTAGGAGTCTTACGCATTACGTGGGTAATACGCGGCGACGTCTCCAACGAAGTGGCACCATAGGGCACAACGACGTCTTCTGCAGGAACATACATTGATACCTGACGCCCCAAGGTGGGGTCGTAGTATACCTTCTTGAACGCGTTACCAGATAGACCCAGACCCCACAGCATGCGCTCATGCTCGGGGCGATACTCAACCATCCGGTCGGTAAGCTGGTAGTTCATGTCGTCTTGTACGCGTTTTGCGGCTTTGGTTACCTGTGGGGTCTCTTCACCGACAATCTCTACGCGGACAGGCCCCTGTGCAGGGAAGGTCTCCATCATGGTCTCGGCCTGAAACTTAACCAGAGCCTCACTCAGAAGGGGGTGGTGCACACCACAAGCGCCCGGCCAAGGCTCGGTACGGTCTTCGACCTTCATACCAAGCAACTCAAGGCCGTCTACATAGGTCTGAATCCAGTCTTTCCGCGAGGACATATCGTCGTCGAAGTCGCCAAGCAGGTCACCGGCAAGCTCCGTAAGTGCGCCCTCGTCCATATCTTCAGCGAGGTTCTCGGCAAAATCATCGCCGTCCTCATCAGGGTCAATATGAAGCAGGTGATGGCCCGCAATACTCAAATCAACACTCTCGGGGTCCTCGATTTCAATTTCGAGCGCCGGTTCTTGGTTCAGATGGTCCGATTGCAGGCCAATAGGGGCTTGGTTAAGTGACTTGAAGACCGACATTACTTGTTCCTCAGCGTAGCAGCATTGGTGTGGGGGTTATACTTATAATCACTTTTAGGTTTGCCCGACTTCTTGGACGCGCGGTCTATAGCCCGTTCTTCGGCAGTCATAGCGTCGCGCTTCTTCCCTTTGGCCGTGAGGTTGCCGTTAGGCTTCATATCCCCACGACCAATAAGCAAGGCTCGGGCAAGCCCTTCGCTACCAACCTGCGCTGTAAGGCGCGGCAACAACTCGTGTGCGCCAATATGAGCCCTAGTAACCACTAATAAAACCCCTGCCCACGGTGGCTCTTGAAGTAACGCAATTCATCCGGTTCGTCTAGGTTAGTAGTAATGTAACCGCCCTTACGGAACCTCATCATGGCCATACTTACAGTATCGGTGTAGTCGTCATGTTCAGCGCCGGGAAAACTGGCTACTTCTTCAATCACTTCTTCGGCCCACCGAGTAGCAGGGGCCCATACCCGTCCAGACGCAAAGAGGTCGCTTACAGCATTCAACCGGCTTATCTTGTCGTTGCCTCGGCTAGGAGTGAACTCCTGCACCGGAATACCCATCGACCGCATCTCGTAGATCAAAGGTGCGCCGGAAGCCTTCTTCTCGATTATCACGCTGTCCGGCTGCCATTCTTTGTACTCCTCGATGGCGCACTGCTTCAATGATGGGAACTCCATGCGGTCCCGAAAGGCGTTGAGGAGGATGATGTTGGCCTGTGGTGTACCTGTATCGTCGGGCTGGTAGAACACACCCCATGTAGTACACGCCGAATAGTCGGCGCGCTGGTGCTTCTCGAAAGCAGTATCCCATGCCTGCAGGATAAAGTCGCAGTTGGGTGGGTCGTCGCGGTCCCATATCTGCCACCATTCGCGCTTCACAATAGCGCTGGCATCCCCAGTCGGGTTTTGTTGGTACTGCGCCATCCACTTGGAATTAGGCAGTTCTTCTTTAAGGACTTCAAGCTCGGCCATCGGCCAAAACTCAGGCCACAGCGGGTTACCGCTAGGGAGGATGGCGGGAAACTCAATGACTTCCCACTCGTCGCCGCCGCGCTGAGCAGCGGCCTTTAATACCTGTGCAGTTAGGTCTCGCTTCGACCATCGCGTCATAACGATGATAATTGCCCCACCCGGCTGCAAACGCTGCCGTGGACCTGAGGTGTACCACTCGTAAGTCTTGTCGTAGATGTCGGGGTTTACTTCAGCTAGCGCAGCTTCCTGTTCACTGTGAGGGTCGTCAATTATGAGAAGATCAGCACCTTTACCGGTAACTGCACCTCCCACACCGATAGCGAAGTAATCACCCCCTTTCGATGTATTCCACCGCCCGGCTGCCTTGCTATCCGTAGATAGAGACAAACCGGGGAAGACCCGGTGGTATTGGTCGGTATCGACCAGATTTCGAACCTTACGCCCGAATCCTACAGCAAGTTCTGCTGTGTGGCTAGTCTGAATTACTTTCTTGCCGGGGTATTTTCCGAGAAACCATGCAGGTAATAGGTAGGACGCAAACTCACTTTTTGTGTGGCGAGGCGGCATGTTGATAATGAGGCGCTTACACTCGCCGCGAGCCACCCGTTCAAACGCTTCCGCCATCTTGGCATGGTGCCTACCCCCGATAAACGATGGCCACATCTGTTTGACGAAGCCAAGAAACTTATCTTGTGCCTGCTTAACCGCCTTCAGCTCTTCCAGCTTGTCCAGCTCGGCCAGCAGCTTCTCCTGCTCTGGTAGAGACAAGAGGTGCAGTACCTTCGGGATATCCTTGATGGATATGTTGTCCAGCAGGGGGTTGGAAGCCATTACTTCGTTGCTTCCCGCAGTGCATCGCGGATGCGATTACGCTCCGACTGCTCCCACTCACGTCGCTTCTCTACTTCGGGGTCGTGTTCCCAGTCCTCAAACTTCTTGTCCCAGTGCTTGTTCTGCTTCTCGTAGAGCTTCTTGAGCGCTTCGGTCTGGCCCGGGACATAAACTAGTTGTTCTTTAGTTGGCTGAGCATAGGTACGCAGCCACCAACCAAGGTGGAGTTTCTTCGTGCGCTTGCTATACCGCATCTCGATCCGCAACGGGCCGCACAACATCTGGCAGCCTACGGACAAACTCCGCCACGGGTAGAAGTTGAAGCCTTGACGGATAGGCTCGCCCTCTTCACGAATATAGAACATACCTACTACTCTTCCACGTCCATGGCCTGCATCGTCAAATCCATCTTTATCATATCTAGGGCACCTACAACAGCGGCTACGGGCACGTGGTGTACATGCTCATTAACAACCCGCGCCAAATCACGCATCAGGTTCTGAACCTCGGGATAATGCGGGGCGTAGCCCATAGATACCACGTTGCTATCTTCACTCACCCTCTATATCTCCCGTATTCTCGGCGTCTACCTCTTCAAACTCTGCGTCGTGAATCCCAAGCTCTTCCTCTAGGTCCATACCCAGAGGCTTAATATCTACTACTTCGGCGTTCAGCAGGCGCTTGACTCGCTCCTTAATGGCGTTCTCAAGGCTCTCGGGACTGTTGTAGTTGATGTTAATCTCGCTCTTGCTGGTGAAGAGCCCAATATCGCTGTGCTTGCCGAGGAGCTCAATGGCCTTAAGTTCGTACTTAGCATCACCGCAGTCAGCTAGTTCAAGCAACTTAGTAGTTAGTGCTGTGCGCACTTGGACCACATCCATCGCCATTGATTGCCCATAGGATTTCAGGAACGCCGCTGCACCGAGCGCGGTGGGCAGGCTCTTTAGCAAGCCAGACTTCTGGTCCTTGATGGCCGACTCTAATAGGCGCTTCTCTTCTTTGAGTGTGGCGGGGTCAACCTCTACCGGGGCCCCTAGGGATTCGAGTAGCTCTGCCGTATTAGCGGCTGCCATCAACTCGTCAGCAAAAGAATTTAGCTCTTCGTCGTCTGTGCTGTAGGGGACTGGGTGGTCGTTACTAGGTTCTATCTTAACAACAGCCATGAATAAGCATCCGCTTGTAGGAGCAAGGCGCTATATAGGCACGCAGATAGTAGTTAGTAAAGGGGTATTATTCTGGCGGTAGATGTGGGCACTTCTTCTGGCTACGTACCTCATGGTGTAGCTCTTTGAGCTCTTTAAATTCGGCCAATAGTACTTCATGGTCTTGCTGGGCCCGCAGTTCCCCCTCTTTGCCCAGTACCGATTGCCCTACCATGATGAGCGGTAAGAATATTAGCTGCAAGAACGCACTCGATACATACTGAACTATAGGGCTAATACTGGGGAAGAAGATCGGGGACACAGTCAAGAACGCAAATATATACACGCACCACATGGTGCCTACGGCCTTAGTAGCCCTAGCTGCGATCCAGTTATTTACGTCGTCAAGGGTCATCCCACATTTATACTATACCTGCGCACGGGACTCAACGGGTCCCTTATAGGGGGGTGTTTCTGGAACGCGATACTTATTAAACGAACTACAAAAAACATAGGGGGTGGGGGGTGTAAAACTGAAATCGTGTCGTCGGATGTGCAAAACTGAAATCGTGTCGTCGGATGTGTAAAACAGTATGTAATATACAATGCGGAGTCCCATCTGGTGCTTTGGGGGGTGCCCCGCCCGTGGGGTCGCCCGGCGCTGGAA